TCGTATACGGTCTTATTCTTCCCGATGGATCGCTCTCTGTTGGAAAAGCAATTGCAGAGTCGCATGGGAGATATTTTTTATATGGAACAAAATCACTATTTTCCAACTGCTTCATTAAGATTCTTTGAAATCCACTTGCATCAATAAAAAAATCACCGCAAATAGTTTGTTTAGTATTTATTAAATTAACTGATTCAATAAAGCCAGTTTCTGTATTTCTATTAACAGAACTGACTTCATCATCAATATGCTTAACACCTCTATCACTAATTAAAGATAATAAATATTTATTCAGCTTAAAGGTATCAAAGTGGTATTGATTTGTGCTTCTATGAGGGAGTTCTTTTTTAATAATACGATCTTCTGTCATTCCAAGCCATGAAAAAGCTGGAGTAAGCAGCATGTCATTTGCTAATGCAAATGCATAATTTGCCATAAAACTTCCTTTTTCTATTGGAGTCCCAGCAACGCTGTGGAAATATTTAGGAATTGATTTGTTCCAGTTTTCAAATAAAATACCATACTTATGAGTTGCATCAGTATTAACAATCATATCTTCGGTATTTATGTCACAAAGATTTGTAAACTGTTTCCAATGTTCCGTTGAGCCTTCACCTACGCCAACAATACCAATCACTGAAGAGGATATGACGGTTACATCATAGACAGGAAAGAATGATTTTATTAGAAGTGCAGAGACTGCTCCAGCTGTTCCTGAACCAACAATAACAATCTTTTTATTCATAATTCCAATCTTAGTTTAGATCAATTGATTTTGATTTTGAACCACTCAACGGGGTGTTGATATCTTCACAGTATAACACAACTGTTCCATCAGTTCCTTCAGCCCCAGCGTTACCAGCGTTACCAGACCCAGCATTACCAGCTGCACCACCAGTGCCAGCTGTACCACCTGCACCGCCTGCACCGCCCGTGTAGCTTGGATTATGCCCAGAAGGATGTGCGGAGTGACCAGTCATAGCTCCGAAGTGATACGGGTAGAAGTTAAAGTTACCATGAGCCCAATAGTCCGTATGGTGCTGTTGAGATGCGGCAATATGATGCGATGTATGACCAGATGGATGGAATGTTCCAGCGAGTGTTGGGGCAGTAGCACCAGCATTTCCAGCATTACCAGCAGCACCTATGTTTCCAGCAGTTCCTGGGGATGCTGTACCTGTTGCAGCAGCACCGCTCAAACCTTTTGAAGTAAATGTTCCAGACCCTGTTACTGTCTTTGCAGCAACAAGAACCATTCCACCGCCTTTACCACCAAGACCACCAGTTTGACCAGTTCCTGGGTTTCCAGCATTACCAGAACTACCTGGGTTTCCAGGGTTTCCAGTTCCGCCCTTACCACCAGGTGAGCCTACAGTGTTAGCATTTGGAGAGTAATTTCCAACAGAACCAGCGGCTCCAGCGTTTCCAGGGTTTCCAGCACCGCCTGCATTTCCAGGGTTTCCAGTTCCTGAGTTCCCAGCAGCTCCTGGCTTTCCACCTTTAAGAACTCTATATGTTGTATCAGTTGATGTGTCATAACCACGAACTGCTTTAAATAAATCATTAACAGCGTCTAGCGAAAGATTATCATTCCCTGCATTCCCAACAAAAACACCAGTATCCGAATCACTTCTCAAACTCAGTGTTGCAGAAGCAACAGTTTCGGTTAATTCAGCTGGCATACCGATAACGCCGTTATTTGTAAGAGTACCTTTAACAAAGACTCTAAAGCCATTTGTAAACAGAGTTGCTCCATTGTCTACAGTCAAATTGTCATAATACATATCGTTTGAAAGAAATGTATTTGTTGTAATTGTAACATTACCATCAAGACCAGTTCCAAAGAAAATACGGTTTCCAGTTCTTTGTACATAAACTTTTGTTGTTGTTAATTGCGCTGAAGAGATTTTATCTGTCGTCATTTTACACCAACTGCATATAAGTCACTGTTCCATTTGAACAGCCTGTTCCACCCGTCACATCTGTTGTAATTCCACTTGGAAGCGCATCGGTTGTAGAGATAAACAAAATAACTCCACCTCCACCACCACCTGCACCAGCAGTGCCTGGTGCGGTAACAAATGATGCTGTAGCATCAACATATCTTGCTGAAATGATTACTACTCCACCACCAGCGCCGCTTGCTCCACCAGCACCACCTCTCAGAAACTGAGGTGTAGTTTGTGATGCGCTCACAGCAAAGCCATCAATGGCTTGCCAAGGCTGAGTGTAGAAATTAGATCCACCAACATTCGCTGCTGGAGCTGTTACTGTTTGAGTTGCACTAGCTCCACCGAGACTGTTGATTACGGAAGTAGCATTAGCACCACCCCCAGAAATTGAGCCAGATACGCTTGAGCCAGTTGTAAACCCAATTTTTGCATTGTTATTCATTGTAAGATTATTCTTTACAAAAATACGATATCCACCTGGGTTCAGCACAACATCGGAATTCACAGTCAAGTTTAAATAAAACTTATCTGTTGTAAGAGTTGTATTTGCGCTAATAGTAACATCACCATCAGCACCACTTCCGTACACACCGTCTGCTGCACTCACAAATTCAGCTACCTTAATCAAACCCGTTGCTGTTGTTGTATCTCCAGCAGCAATAGATGTATTTGGATTATTAATTCTTACAACTCTTGCCATTGTTAACCCCTACGCTTCTTCTATGCCGTTAATCATGATATTAACAACATTGGTTGTGCTTGCACTACCATTCAAAGTATCTGCGGCGGTAAGAACATATGATGTTGAAAGAGTAATCGTTTCATTCGGTGAAACGGATACTGCAGACAAAAGCTTGTGCTCATTGCCGATAGTAGCGGCAGTAGGCTTCAAAGACAGTGTAACTGTCACAGCCGCATTATGCGTATTGCAAATTGTAATTTGCTTTACAATAGTAGTAGTGGCTGATGGGCATGTGTATAACAATGTATTTGCTGTATCTACGAGCCTTGCTGGTCCTACCAATCTTTTTTGTGTTATTGCCATTTAGATGACCTCCATATAAAATCTGATGTATGCATCTCTGTCATACGAAATGCTATTAACATTAAGTGTACCACTAATATTAGCAGTAGCTGCTGTTACCGTTGAACTTGCTTCAAGATTCCCAAGAATCAATGTTGCATTTGATGAAGCAGCAAAGTTTGCCGTTGATGAAGGGGCTTCTGTAAGATTGGTAAACAATCTGAACTTACCAGAATCAGAAGCATCTCTTAACAGACCTGCATATTTTACACCGCTACTTGTAAACTTACCAGCAAAACCAAGATCAAAGCTATCACCACTATTTGTATTACCCATAAAGATAATTGGGTCTGATACGGTAAGGTTGTTTGACTGGAACGCACCACCACCAACTGTGATAGTACCTGTAATATTTGTATTACCAGTTATGTAAACATTACCGCCAATACCAACACCACCAGCAACAGTTAAAGCACCAGTTGTAGCGCTTGTAGAGTTTGTAGCAATATTGATTGCAACAGATGTATCAGGGGTAATAACCATCTGAGTATTGCTACTCTGGAGACCGCCCGCTGCGAAGATAATCTTGTTTTCTGTACCATTGCCACCAGTAGCAAGAATCAAGTTTCCACTACCAGCACTGTTGGCTGGTGCTTCTACGAATACATATCCGTCATGAGCACCAGTAACAGTAAATGATGGATCACTAAAGTTTGATGATGTAATACCAATGTCAATCCAACCAGTATCGTCATCACCAATATCAGAGTATGCAATAAAGTCTGTTGAGCTATTCGCATTTGTTCCTAAGTTTCTAAAAGCAATCTGTGAGTAATCTGTTGTGTTTGACTGAACCACAAGTGTTGGATTAGTGAGTGTGTTTGCAAATGTCGTAGCATTTGCACCAATAAAAGTATTTCCAGCAACGGCGATTGTGTTTACACTAGGAGTTGATGTCCAGACAGTGGTGTTCCCATTGGTTGTTAAAATCTTTCCGCTATTACCCGTCTGTAGCGCAACAATATTTGCACCACCTTGGGAATATGTTGTCCAGAATATATCATTGCTAAATGATGAAGAGTTTGATGTGCCATCTGCGGTTGCAATAAAGACATCACCATCAACATAAACAAGATCGTTTAAAATATATGATGTTGAAGTTGCCCATGTTCCTCTCCAACGAACACCGCCAACCAAGAGCAACCATTTGTTTGCATTAAGATCAGTTGAAAAGTTATTTGATGTATGAGCCAACAAAGCTGTGTATGCTTGTCCACCACGAGTAACAACATTGCCAGGATAATAAGCAGTTGCGGTTGTCCATGCAGTTTGTGCTGAAATACCATCTGAGAGCTTTGACCAATACGCAGTATTCGTTGGAAGGTTGCCAGAAGCTGCGGTGTTGGCGATATATACATACGATGTTGGACCATATGTGACAACATCGTTAACCTTGTATGTTGTAGCGCCATTGTATGCGCCTTGATGATAGAATCTTAGTCTACCTAAATCTATTGCAGCCATTTATGCAACCTCCACTATTAAACTCGTATTATTACCAGTATACCAAGAAAATGTTAATTCAGCTTGACTCGTTAGCCAGTTTTTATAAATATCATGATCTGTTGGGTCATAATAAAAGTCGTCTGCTGCGAAAGTGTCTCCATATCTATGTTTTGGCAATGACACAACATCTGCTGTTGTGCTGTATTCATATGTAATCAGACTTGGTTCTAGAATTTCTTGAATAGTCAATTGACCATTTGCAGGATAAAATTGAAAACCATAAAACTTATCACCAATCAGGAACTCTTGTGGGATTGGATCCCATCTAATAATCTCTGATGCTCCAGAGCCGCCAGTCGTAGAACCACTATTTACCAGATTAGGCATATTCTACCCCGCTAATATTAAATGTTATTGAGCTATTGCTTGAAGATACATAAACATTGCTATTTGCTGGTACGACAACCGATGTGTTGTAATACAGGACATCGCTTTTAATAACATTGGCGTTGCTAATAATCTTGTTATTATTAGCAGGAGATGCGCCTGCGACAAGCACATGAACACTCACCGTAGCATTTGCTGCATCGCTTGTATTGCAAACATTTATTGATTTAATAATTGTATAATTACCTGCTGTATTAGCAACTGTGTAAACATTAGAACCCGTTGAATTACCTAGATATATAGACTTCGGAATTAGATTTGCCATTTATGCCCCCATCCACATTAAAACTTCATTATCATAAGTTGTTGTATTCATGTCTTGAATAGTTGCTGCGTCAAGAACATGGTCTACAAATGCACCAGATGTGTGTGATCTTGCGGTTGTTCCATCATAACCACGAATCTGGATTGTAAAAGTATTTGTACTTCTTGAAGAGATAAGCATCTTTTCTTCATCAGATGTTCCTCTGTCAATAACTACTGCAAAAGGATTTGAACCAGATGGAAAACCAACAGCGTCAGTTACGGAAAAAGAAGAAGCGCTATTTGAAATATTTGCACTTAAGTTAGTCCTTAGAGCAGCACCTGTAAATTCTCTTCTCAGCATCAAAACCCCTTAGTCAATGCTGATATCAAGATCGCCAGTTGCGATTCTTAAAGTATCCCCAGCATCTGTTGTTTTATTTGTTGTAAGTGTTCCATACAACAACATATTTCCAGTTGTTAAAGCATCAAAAATACCAATTGCTACAGTTGTTGCTACTGGCATTCCTGTAAAATCAATGTTGCTATCATTTGATGTTGCACCGCTTGAAGCAGCGGTAAATGTTGCAATTTGACGAGCATATGAACCACCAGTAACTTCTGTTCCACCAGCTGCATCAGATGGTGCGACTGTAAATAGCGCTACATAAACATCTGCTGGCATTGTGTACGAAGTAGTACCCAGGAAGTGATCAATAAGTTTATTCTCAAGATAGTTTGTAAGATTGCCTGCCATTATTAATCCTCCTGATTAGTATAATACATTTCCTTTTCTTCATCACTAGGCAATCTAAAATTATCTAATGTAAGAAGCAAGTTGGCTTCTTCTACTGGAAGCAAGCCCATTTTATTTCTTTGTGAAAAACGGAATCCAGATGCAGTTGAATACCCAGATCCGCTTTCAAATACAATTAAAACCTTTCCTTCTTCAGAAATGTTTTCTTTAATGATTTCTTTTTTAACCGCAACTTTCTTTGCTACAGCTTTTTTAGGTTTATTAATTTTTTCGGATGTTACGCTTGTTTCGTTGTTAGTCATATGATCAATCTTACCACTTATGTTAATTTAAATCAATTTAAATATGATAAAAGGCGGGGTTCTTGTGAACCCCGCCCAATACCTACTTTAATTGTTTAAATTAGAGTGAACGCAACTTAACATTCTTACCGATTACATATGAATCAGCATTTTCAATGTTGTTTGCAACTCTCATGTACTGTGTGTACTCAATTGTGTCAGTCTTTGGCTTGAACTGGCGATACACTGTGATGTCACGGTGGATACCAATTACACGGTTGTTAGGGAATGTAAGTTCCACAAAACCATGACTGCCTGCAGCTGCTGAGTAATCACCAGTTGCGGTTTCTGGCATCAAAGGTACTTCAACAAGAGGAATACCGAATGGTGAAAGACCAGTTGCACCTGGACCACCATTTGCTCTCATTGAACCTTGCAAGAACGCCATTTCACCAGCTGTTGACATTGGAGCAGGTGCGCCTGCTGTTGCCTCAGTTGCCGAGTTTGGATTACCCAAGCTATAAATTGAATCCTGAACAAGTCCTGGACCTGTGAAGAATCGCAATTCATTGCGGCGCTGCAAGTACTTGCTTGGCAAGGTACGAAGAACTTTGTCAAAGACCGAACGGGAAATGTTATTTCCTCCGAAGTCTACAACATCTCCGCTTGTTCTTGCAAGCTTATTGAAGCCATCCAAAGCCTTAAGAAGACCGTTGTTTGACGATGTGTTGCCGTTGATAAACAAGTCATCAAGGTCGTTTGCTGTCTGACGAGCCATAATCTGTGCGATATGGTCTTCCAGTGAAGCGCCCTCAATGTTGTCTTCCAACGATTCTGTTGAAATATTCCAGTCAAGACGAAGCTTTACAGTTGAAAGCGATACCTTGCTGAATGTGACAGCTGCGTTTGTGCCATCATCTGTTGCTTCGGTTGCCTTTGCAAGCAAACGAGTGCCGACAGACACCTTATCAATGTCCATCTGTGGAGTACGCATACGAATTACTCGTGCGTTCTTCATCAATACTGATTGATCAACAACAAAGTCAAGGAAGCGATTTGCTTGCTCTGGGTAGAGAAGTCCACCACCACCACTGACTGGGCTGCTGTTTGAAACTACCGCAGTAGTTACCTCATTGGCTTTTGCCAAAATTTCTTCTTGTGTTGCCATAGTAGTTTTTCCTCCTTACCTTATGACCTATAACCTAGGGAGTTAATTAACTCCTGTGGCAAATATGTATTTCTCCAGAATGAAGTAGGTGCAGACTTGGCAAGCGCCTCTTCTGCTACTTCTTCATCATCTTCTGGATCTACGCTCTTTTTTACAGCGCCAGCTGCGGCAAATGCCTCAACCTTTTCTGTTTGCTCAGCGAGAGCCAACTCTGCTGTTTCCAGCTTTTGTTGAAGTTCAGTACTCTGAACTTCAAAACCCTTAGCAACTGCTTCAATTTTTTCCTGAACAGAGGCTTCAACTTCTTCCTTGATTGAAGTAGCAAAACTAGCCAGTTTTTCATCAACAACAGCACTCAGAGCATCTTTAAGAACATTAATGTCCATTTCTTCCTCCTGTGTGTCTCCACTTACTTCAACGGAAGTTGAAGTTGTTTCTTCTGCGACATCTGGAACAAGCCATCCAATAAACTTTTTCAATAGACTAAGTTTACTAATTTCTTGTTCATTCATGTCAGAGATCTTATCATAAGTATTATTTAATTGCAATTCAGAGTCTTGCTGAATAATAGAATCCATTTTCTCAATCATCTCCTTAATTGTACCAAAAAGTTCATCGTCTTGTGAGAACATTTCGCTTTTTGTTGTCTTTTCAGTAGGGTTATTTGGAACACAGTTTGGAACCATACTTCCATCCTTACCCTTCTTTTCACCTTCTTGGTGATAACCTTCCCCACAGGAAAGGTCTTCTTTCTTAACTTTCTTTTTTGGCTTAAACTTCGGAGAGCCAGATGGAAAAGGAGGAACAGTTGGTGATATGATACCATTTCTTGCTGGATACTTAGACTCTGCATTTTCTGTTGTTACAGACGCATCCTTCTCAACATCTTCACAAGAATTGCAACCACAATCACAACCCTGATCCTTCATTAATTCCAAAACGACATCCAACAAATCTTCGTCAAAATCATTTTCTAAGAAACCTTTTTTCTTTGAGTTCGCATAGCGCTCAAGCAATCTACGACCTTTCGCAGCGAGCCTTGCTGCATCAGCCATGTCTTGCGGCACTGGCTCACCCCACGCTGCTGCTGAAAGCGCAAGCCGTGTTGGCTCACCATTTGGCTTCTTCATTGGTCCAGATGGATTGGTAAAAAATCTAGTTAGGAATGAACCCTTGCGGCGCATTTTTTCTGGGGTATTAGCAGCACCACGAACACCTGGCTTCAGGTTAGCACCTTCAGTTTCTTTAAAATGTCTTCTTCCAGCGGCAGTAAGACCACCCTTTGGATCTTTAAGAGGTTGTTTTGCTTTTGCTAATTGGCAATCAAGATCGCAATCAAGAGCATACTTAAGCAAGCCATCATCATTCATTTTAATAATATCAATAATGGCTAAAGCATTTGCTGGATTATCTACAAGGCTAAGCTCGCCAAGAACATACTTCTTAATAATATTTACTGGTTTACCACGAAAAAATTTATCTGCCGATGCAGATTTCTCAATTACTTTACCGCCAATTGAAAAAGAACGAAGTGTTCCATCAAGAACTTTTTGCCAAGTATCCTCAGCACCTTTTGAGATGTAAGCTTCTACTTTAACAGCATTGTATGATGTTCCGTCAGCGCCAGTAATAACAACTGGTTCATAACTGACAGCTTTGCCTACGGCAATAGGGGCATGCATCTCTCTAATATTCCCACCCCAGTTTGCAAAAGCTTCCTTGGATGCCTCAAAGTCAACAATATCACCAGCTTTATCAATATTGTCTGCAGTAGCAATACCTACCACAATTCTTTGTTCCCGCTTAATCATATCAATTGGGAATGAAATATTAAAATCCGACATTTAGCCCTCGTAGCCTACCAGCATATATTGTTTTTAACAATATTGCAAATCAGCCTAGTGCAAAAACTGCTACAGCAGAAGAGGCGGTGACTACTTGAATGGTTGTATAATCGCCATCAATTTCTATGTATTCCGTAGACTCTGCTGGAAGAAGGATTGTGTATTGTCCATTAAGATTAATGTCAACATCACTAGCACCCTTGTTGTAAACACACAACTTACTTGTATGCTGTCCAATATTTACAGCACCATCTGCTGTCACTAAATTTTTGTTTGAATATACCAAACTACCTTCACTCATCATATTCTCCTTGATTAAATTTACTGGTTGAATCGTTGTTCACTCCAGAATCTTGATTTTGACCACGCTCTGCTTGAGCTCCATCTGCTACTGGATCACTTGTTGCTCCATCACCAGTTGGTGACTTAGGTGGATCAGAAGCAGAATTATTATCGTTTCCTGGAGGAGCTCCTGGGCTGGAGTTGCCAGCCGCATTTTGCTCTTTTTTAACATTTGTTGGGAAAGGCAAAACGCTATCTCCATCGTATCGCTCTGGCAAACCGATTTGACCTCTAACCTCGTTAGGGGTAATGACTTCTGTGCGTAGATATCTGTCATTAATTCTTGACTGAATATCTTCATCAACAAGGTCAATCTTCTTCAACCGAATTGCCATCAGGTCGGTAAACTCGGCAATAAGCCTGTTTAGTTTCTTTTCAATAATTGATTGATCTGGACCAATCACTTGCATCTTAAAACTCTTGTCGGCATCTCTTGACACAGCAAGGTTGGCATTATCATAAACACCAACTTTCGGCGCAGGAACTCTGTTTGCAACAAGAATTTCATCACGATTTGATTTACGATATTTATCAAAAGAAGAATCTTGAATTCCAGCTTCAAGTTTTTCAAATTTAATATCAGTGTCTGTTCCAAGACTTGCAGGAATTGGAATAACTAGCGTACCGTGATTGCGACCCTTAACTTCGTTTCTAAAATAATTAATCAACTCTTGCTTTGACTTATTGCTAAGTTTTGCACCTTTAATAAGAATTGCATAACGGGGGATTGCTTTATTTTCAAAATAATCAATATTATATTCTTTTGCAAACTTATCACCAACAATTGCTGCAGCAGCAGAAACTGCTGATGGAATTCCATAGTATGTATTATTTGGTGAGTAGATTTTGAAATGAATCAGCTCGTTTGGCTTTGGATCATTATTAATTGGATCGGGAGTTTCTTTATCTTGAAACTGCCTAAAAAATACTGCTTGAATCTTATTTGTTTTTGCAATCTGAACATAGCCATCACGCTTTCTACGAACACGAACGAGCGTTGCTGGGACATGCCCAATGTACCCAATCTGACCAGCGTTGTTACGACCAATTTCAAGATAGCCATTGCCAACGGTTAAGACATCTTGCCATACACGAACTAAGGTTTCAATCAAAGTCTCTTCAATATTTAAGTTCTCAAATGTTTCATCAAGATTCTCTTTGAGATCCTGATACTGCTGCCTCAGCCTTGTAATCTTCTCTTCACTGCCTTGAGCTTTTTCAATTTTTCTTTTAGCCTTAAGTGTTTCTACAAATTCATATCCGAGACCAACGGTATTCATAACACGAGCATTAATTGCTGCATAGTGAATTGCACTTTGATCATACAAGCCAGCGAGTGTGTCTAAATCATATGGGGGGTTTACAATGTCGTAAAGTGAATATCCACTTACAACTTCTGGGTCAACATATTTTGACTTAGTACCATCTTCTCCCTCATGCTTCTTTTGCAGACGCATTGCTTTGCGTTTCATTTTTGGAGAAAGAGATGAAATTTTTACAAAAGAAAAAGGATCGGTATCTTCGGTTTTTGATGTAAACCCCATGTATGAAACATCATCTATTTCAGTTTCAACATAATCATCCTGCACGAGCTCCATCTTCTTATCCATTCTGTCTCCTATTGTCAAAGTGTTCATCAAACATATCTTCAAACGGGTCAGCTACAAATCCGTTAGCCAACCTCTCTGTTTGATCATCTCTTTCTGCGGCAGAAATTTTTCTACCTCCAGCAATCCATCTAACATGTCCATCATCATCGCCAGACCAGTACTTACCAGCATCAAGAACTCTTTTCTCAATGCTTAAATCATACATAATACCCTCTGCTGAAAGGACACCATCGCCATCCGACAACGCTTCACCTTCAGCCGTAAAGTATACACACACTCCGTAAGAGCGCTCTGGAACCCAAATATTCTTATCTTTGATCATATCTGACGACATAGGTTTAATTATACACTAGTTTTAATCAAAAACAGTACAGCTGTGTTCAGATATCAGCGTATCGGACATGCACCCGTTGCACAATCATCCATATCAATCATTAGATCGCTAGAGTTTTGCTGAAGTGGGATTGAAAAGTCTAGTTTTGCAACCGACTTGTTGTACTCTTCCTCAGTAATTTCTTCATACGGAGGAAGCGGGAAGTTGTGATCAACATGCAAAAGGAATGAAACAGACTTAACACTCTTATCGTAGTTTTTAGACAACCATTCCTGAATGGCTGGCAACTCTTCTTTACGATAATACACTGTTACAGAAACAGCATTGTCAGCCCACTCAGTCTGCATCTTCTTTACCCACTCAAGCTGATCTATTGCAGTCATGTTTGCGGCTAACACAGCCCCCTGTGGTGATTTGCATGGGAACTCAACAACATAGCGAGTATGATCTTCACGACCATCTAGCCCAATATCCCAAACAACCTTGTACCCACGCTTACGACAGGCATCCACTAGAGGATCAACAGAGCTAAAACGAACTCTTCTTGTATAGAAGTTAGCAAATGCTGGGTGAATACCTGGTGTCACACCTGGCAAGAGCGAAAGGGTTCCAGATGGCTGGACAGTGGTAAGTCTAACCGAAGGATTCCAACCGTGATCTTCACTGTAAGCTTTGTCAAAGCTCTTGAGGTATACATAAGTCTCATCAAGCCATGCAACTTGCTTTTCTGTTGCCTGAAGAATACCAGTCACAGATTGACCAAGGCGACCATTCTTATGAACAATTGTATTTGTCTTCTCGTATGGATATGAAAGTCTTGTAATTTGTTTCTGAACCATATACAGAAGTCTTGAAATCTCAAGCATTTGAGCCAACGACTCAATATTTGGCAAAAAGATTGTAGAGAGGTTACAAGATTCACCATCTGATAGCGCAATTTCTGCGCATGGGTTAAACCCTTCAACTGTTGGATCTGGTGACTTCTCACCCAATCTTCCGTATGTTCTTGCCATCTTTCTATTTAGCAAGCCGTATGGCTCACCAGTCCCGTCATAACCCTTCCAGAATTCTGGAACAATTTCATCATAGGAGTCTGCGTAAATACTATTATTGCTATTTGATCTCCAAGCTGGGACATTACCGCTTCCCCAGTTTTTTGCACGAAGGAATAACATATCATCAGGATCGCCAATAGCAATCTGTGCTGAACGGCGTGAGGAGCCAGAAATTACGATACGACCAATGATATTGCAAATATCCAACACATCAATTGAACGAAGTTTCTTCCCAACACGATTATCAAGAACTTTGCCAATATCAACAAGACCTTCTACGAGAGCTCCTGGACCAGAGGCAATACCACCAAATGTCTTTAGCGGCGCTCCATACTCACGAATAAGAATCGTTGAGTATGTAAAGGATTTTCCAGTAATAAAATAAGATTCAAGAACTTTGTGGAGAAGTTCTCTCCACCCCTGTCTTGAGTCTGGAACAATAAAATCAGCATCTGCTGTTCTTTCTGCTGTAATGTAATTGACTTTTTTAATCTTTGGCAGATCATGAATCTTTGAGCGCTCAACAGAAAAGCCAACACCGCCACCAAGCATCAAGTAATCAAACAAGAGTTCAAAGTCTTCAATCTTTTCAATGTTTGTATAAAAACAATTGTTAAGTGAAGTTCCAGAAAACTTACTTACAAGAGGTGTACCGAGCTGCCAGAGGGCTCTGCCAGAGACTGAGCACCTAAGATTAAACATGTGATCAAATAATTTCTCTGCCTCTTCCTGAGAAAAGGGAACTCCGATTTCAATAGCGCCATCAATAATTCTTTTTATAGTTTGAACCCAAGACTCTGTTGAGTCAGTTCCTTCAATCTTGCGACTGTATGTCCTAAGGAACACAACTTCTCCAAGTCCACCAAAACCCCAAGGCGGGGTCTTTGAACCATAACTAGCAATAAAATCATTTGACAACAGTGACATCTACATACCTCCAAAAGTAAGAACAACTAGTTTAGACGCTGAGCATAGCAGAGTCAAAGATTAGTACTTAGGACTACGACAAAGATTTTTGATAAAAATCAAGACGGTTTAAAATTTTATCTGCGACAGATGACCAAGACCACTCGGAGTGAATAATCCTTGCTGATTTAAACGCATACTTTTTAAAATCATCATACTCATTTACAACATTTTCCATTAAGTCAAGGAGTTGTTGAAAATTTGGACTTGCCCAATCCCCAGTATCACAATCGTAGAGATGATCTTGCCAATCAGCTTTTACAAAACTAGCTTCAAGAGGAATGCCATATTTTGCAAAATCAGCACAACCAGTTAAGTTTGTGACAATTGTTGGTAGACCAGTTGCAATTGCCTCAAAAGGAATCATTCCAAAACCTTCACCCATTGTTGGATAAACCATACAATGACATTTGTGATACAAAGATACTAAATCTTCTGTGCTAAAGTTATCTGGAATCCCAAGAATCTGAGGGTGATTATGAGCTGGCACAAGTTGATCATTAACATAACACTCTGCATAGCAGAACTTGTTATACTTTAAAACTAGTTGAAAATCTTCATTGCCATCGTATAACTCAAGAAAAGCGTCAACAACCATTTGTGCATTTTTTCTTTTTGAATCTCCACCGACATGTAAGAAATTAAACTTCCCAGTTAGTTCTCTTTCAAGTATAGAAAATTCTGGAGAGATACCGTGAGGGATGGTAAATACATTTGCATTCACATTGTGTTTAATATAAATATCTCTGATGAAATCAGATGTAGCCCAAACCTCATCACACTTACGCATGTTATCAATCCAGTGTGGAGGGATCTTGGTTGACTCCCAAGGAGTATAACCAATATTGTATTTTGACTTTAGCTGATAGTAAGTTGGGGGGCAGAAGTTGATGTGATACGGAATGTCTTCTCGTGTATAAAACACCGCACACTCTTTTTCCTGCAAGGCTCTGATTGTAGACAGGGCAGCATTATAGTAACCCTGGCTATACCAAGTGTCACCAGATGCATCTACATGATTTAGACTAAACCAGCTAATTTTTTTCATTAAAGGTGTTACTCTTTTTCATTCTCCAGAACGATTTTGTCTGACGACATAGACAAACATTTTACACCTTTTTGCATCAGCTCGTTGGCTGTTTCTTCAGATATTTCTACGCTGATTGGCATGTTGGTAAAAACACACCTTGTAGCCGCAAGATAAAAATCATCAAATTTGACAACACTGATTTGTTCGGGGTCAACAATTGCAGCAGGACCATAATCATCTGATTCTACAACAGCAATAATCTGCATGCTTCTACCTTACCATCTTTTCCGTTCGGAACATAGTGTTGGTATACTTAGTATACTAAGTATATAAGTATATATAGTTTATAAGTATGCTAGGTTTTCCCGCATGCCCGCATGCGAAGCATACCATGAAATCTGAAAAAATTCCTGAGTAAATGATTTTTTTTTAATTTTTCTGATATCCTGTCTACATGTCAAATTTTTTCTTTTGGATAGTCTGGTTTACTGTATCTGCTTTTGGTCTGAAGTACTCTACAAATCAATTACTGGATAAGGATCTTAGCATACAGGCAAGCTTTGTTATTATGTTTATTTATCAATGGATTAGATTTGTTAAACCAACAGATAAAGTTAATACTAATACAAATAAAACTTTACCTCCACCAAATACTAATACTAAAAATAAGCGTAAATATGAGAATAACTAGTTTTAACTCTGA